CTTCTGACACTGGTGAACGATACCTTCCAAAAGCTGCGATCAAAAGTCTCAGCGCTAGTGAGTACGCTGCGACGACCAAAGCCAAGCGAGCCGGAAAAGCCGCCGGTAAACAATTCGTAGCACAACCCAAAACGATTGCAAAGAAAACGGCAGGATTTAGATGACCACTTCAGGAACCACAGCGTTTAACCTTGACCTCACTGAGTTGGTTGAGGAAGCGTTTGAACGCGCTGGTTCGGAGATGCGTACGGGCTACGACTTACGTACAGCCCGTCGTTCATTGAATTTAATGTTTGCTGATTGGGCGAACCGCGGTGTCAACATGTGGACGTTTGAGCAGGGGACAATTAACCTGACTCCGGGTCTAAACAACTACGCACTGCCCGTAGATACGGTGGATCTACTTGAGCATGTGATTCGCACGGGCGCGGGTAGCGCATCCACGCAGTCTGACCTGACCATCACACGTATCAGTGTTTCTACTTACGCTACGATCCCCAACAAACTGCAACAAGCCCGCCCTATTCAGGTGTGGTATCAGCGTTTGGATGGACAGACTTCTTCTATTGGCACTACGCTTAACGGCGGGATTACAGCCACAGACACCACAATTACGTTAACTAATGCCGCTGGGCTTCCCGCTACCGGCTTTGTTTTGATTGACAGTGAGACTATTCAGTACGGCTACATCTCTGGCAACGTGCTCAGCAACTGCTTCCGTGGACAGAACGGCACAACCGCCGCAACGCACTCAACTGCCGCCGCTGTATTCACGCAGAATCTTCCCTCTGTGACCCTCTGGCCAACCCCAGACAACAGTGCAACGTATCAGTTTGTTTACTGGCGCATGCGCCGTATTGACGATGCTGGCGGTGGCGTACGCACAATGGACGTGCCCTTCCGCTTCCTGCCTTGTATGGTGGCAGGCTTAGCCTATTACTTGGCTCTTAAGATTGAGAACGGCGCTGAGCGCCTACCCGTCTTGAAACAACAGTACGACGAAGCTTGGCAGTTGGCCGCTGATGAAGATCGTGAAAAGGCTTCGGTTCGTTTTGTTCCGAGGCAGATGTTTATTGGTAGCGGTACGTAAATGGGCAATCGGTTTGCTTCTGGCAAAAACAGTATCGCCATGTGCGATAGGTGCGGCCAACAGTATAAATTGACGGCTTTGAGACAAGAAGTTATTAAGACAAAGCTTTACAATTTGATGGTGTGTGATACGTGCTGGGATCCCGATCAGCCGCAGTTGCAGTTGGGTATGTACCCAGTGGATGATCCGCAGGCTGTGCGTAACCCGCGCAAAGACACAACGTACGTTACGGCAGGTGTAAACGCTAGTGGTAGTTTGACTGGCGGTTCGCGGGATGTTCAGTGGGGGTGGAACCCAGTTGGTGGGTCAAGTAATTTTGATGTCGCTCTGACGCCAAACTACTTGGTGGCAACGACGTTTGTTGGTACAGTTACAGTAACAGTTACTTAGGAGTTAGTTATGAAAGACATGACACAAGACAAGAAGATGGTGAAGTCCGCCATTGGTAAACATGAGAAGAACATGCACCCCGGCAAAACGCCTACAAAGCTTGCCAAGGGTGGTAAGACCAATGAGATGATGATGCAGTATGGTCGCGGTATGGCCAAAGTTAAAAATCAGGGGAAATAACATGGCCAAGGTAAACAATCTACCCGCTTCTGCATACGCCAAGCCCCACACCATGAGTGGTGCGCCTGTAGGCATATCTGAGAACCCCGGTTCTGGCGTCAATCGCAGTAAAGCCGACACCGTTAATATGAGCGTTGGTAACATCAGCAAAGCTGCTGGTAACGAAACTGTTAAGACATCCGGTATCGTCACTCGTGGTAACGGCGCGGCAACCAAAGGCACAATCGCCAGAGGCCCGATGGCATGAATTACACTGAACTCAGCAACGCTATTCAGGCGTACACGGAGAACACGGAAGCAGATTTCGTGGCTAATATCCCTGTGTTCGTTGAGCAGGCTGAGCAGCGTATTTATAACTCGGTGCAGTTCCCCTCGATTCGTAAGAACGTGACAGGTGTTACAACTACGAACAATAAGTACCTAGAGTGCCCGGGGGATTTTTTAGCGGTTTACTCTATAGCAATCATCAACGCCAGTGGTGAGTACGAGTATTTGTTAAACAAAGATGTTAACTTTATTCGCCAAGCATACCCCCAGCCCACAGACACGGGTATTCCTAGGTACTATGCGCTGTTTGGCCCACGTTCAAATGACGCGGCAGAGTTAACTTTTATTCTTGGCCCAACGCCAGACGCCGCATACGGTGCTGAACTGCACTATTATTTCTACCCGCCAAGCATTTCCGTGGCACCTTTTACTTCATGGCTGGGTGACAACTTTGACTCTGTGCTCTTGTACGCATCTTTGGTTGAGGCTTACACCTACATGAAGGGTGAAACCGACATGATGCAGTTGTACAACCAGAAGTTCATGGAAGCTCTTGCGTTGGCCAAGCGTTTGGGTGATGGTATGGAGCGTCAAGATGCTTACCGTTCTGGTCAGTTCCGTCAGAAGGTGACTTGATATGTCAATTATCCAGACCCAAACCACCAGTTTTAAGGCGCAGTTGTACCAAGGTATTCATGACCTGACGACAGATGTCATCAAGATCGCCCTGTACACAGCTAGCGCGGATTTAAACGAAGACACAACTGTGTACAGCGCGACCAATGAAGTAGCTAATACAGGCACTTACGTTGCGGGCGGGGCACAACTAACCCCCATCACGGTAGCGTCTTCTGGCTATACAGCCTATGTGGGCTTCCCAAACATCTCTTGGACAGGCGCAATCACCGCAAGATGTGCTTTGATTTATAACTCCAGCCAAGGCAATAAATCCATAGCTGTGTTGGATTTTGGGTCTGACAAGACTTCTACAACTACGTTTACCATCACAATGCCTGCTAACACAGCCACAGCAGCATTGATTCGTTCTTCTAATTAAGGAGTCAATATGACCACGGAAAAACTCACAGCCACCGACCAGATTTTTAGCGGTCTGACTTGTAATCTTAAAGCCGGTGAGGAAGCAAAAGCTACTGGCCTGTTTGAAATTAAATGCCACGACAAGGACGGTAACTTGAAGTGGGAAGCCCAGTCTAAGAACTTGGTAGTCAACGTTGGCCTTCAGTACATGGCAGGTTCTGCTTTGACCTCAGTCACCCAGATTACCACTTGGTATCTTGGCTTGTACGGTGCTGGTGCTTCTAATACTCCTGCGGCGGGCGACACCATGTCTTCTCACGCTGGCTGGACTGAGGTTGTGGCTTATAGCAATGCAACCCGTGTGGCGGCTACGTTTGTTACGGCTACGGCGGCTAATCCTTCTGTGGTGACTAACTCAGCTTCTCCTGCTACGTTTAACATCAACGGCACAACAACTGTAGGCGGGGCGTTCCTGACCAGCGGCAGTGCTAAGAGCGGTACAACTGGGACATTATTCTCTGCGGCTGACTTTGGCTCACCCGGTGATCGCTCTGTAGTGAGCAGTGATACTTTGTCTGTGACTTACACATTCAGCTTGGCGGGCTAATATGTCAGCGTGGGGTTCCGGCACATGGGGGGAAGGTGGCTGGGGCTTCACGGCTTTTGCAAGCACGGTTGATGATACTGCAACAGGAACAGATGCGGTAGCGGCGGCAAACAGTGTCAGTGCTTCGGTTGATGGGACTGCCACGGGGACGGATGCTGTATCAGCTTTGGTACAGGTCAATGCGGCGGTTGATGAGACAAGTACAGGGTCAGATGCAGTAAGCGCTTTGGCAGGGTTTGGGTCTTCGGTCAGTGAAACGGGTACGGGTAGTGATGACGTAACAGCATTGCTCACGATGAGTGCCTCGGTTACTGAGACTGCTACGGGGTCTGATGCGGATGAGGCGTTTGCCAACTTCTTGGGTCAGATCACAGAGACAGCGACAGGCACTGATGATGTAACTTCATCGTTTGCGTTCTTGGTCACCATAGATGAAACGGCAACTGGGACGGATGCGGTAGTCAGTAGTTTGTCTGCTGGGGCGGTGGTTGATGAAACGGCTACAGGTAGTGATGTAATAGACTCTACCCCGACATACGGAGTGTCAGTCAGTGAGACTGCCACGGTTACTGATGTAAATTCAGCGGCGGCGGCTTTTGTGGCTTCTATTGTTGAGTTGGCAACTGGAACAGATTCAATCACTGCACGGCCTTTCTGGGAAATTATTGATGACACGCAGACAGCAAACTGGCAGAATATCGGTAATACGCAGACAGCCAATTGGCAGAATATTGGCAACACGCAAACAGCAGTTTGGACTGATGTTTCAACGAATTAGGAGCATTTAAATGGCGGCTACTACAACTCTTTTAGGCTTGGTCACTCCTACACAGGGAACGCTCTCTGGTACGTGGGGCGATACAGTCAACTACGGTATTACTGATTACGTTGATATTTCGGTTGCGGGCACATTAACTCTGACAGGTGACGGCGCAGTCACTTTGGCTAACACCACGGGTAGCTCGTCAGGGAACAATATTACATCCACCCTCGCAGGCGCGGGTACAGTTACAGCCCAGTTTTCGGCTGTTCGGGTGTCTGGCACAACGACTACTAAAGTGGTCACTGGCCCAAGCTACAGTAAGACATATCTTCTTGATAACGCATCTTCTTTTGCAGTCACGTTCAAAGCTTCTGGTCAGACAGGTGTTTCTATTTCTCCCAGCGAGAAAGTCT